CAAAAGAAAATTGACATTGACTATCAGCATCAAGATTAAATAAATCCCATTCTGATATACCTCCTGGTGATTCATTTAATGGTGGAAATCCTTGGCTACTATTTATAATACGTCCTGTTGATTGTAACGTACCTACATTTGGCAAAGTAATTGTGACGCCATCTGATGAATTTTCTAAATATAAAAAATTTGTAGAACCATCATCTTGGCGTAGTTCTCTATGTTTTTTGATTTCAGCAAATGTTTCTGCAATAGATTCTAATTTAAATTCCCAGTACTGTGCTTGTGGCAATTGAGTAGAAAATTTAATATAGTTAAAATTATCAATATCAGCAGCACGACTTATTGCAATAATTACCGGAGCTATTGTAAAAGAAGACACTCCAGCTAGTCGATATTTAAATAAAAACATTGCAACACGATTTTTTATACCGTTATCACTAATAGGATAGCCGTTACGGTTATTTCTGCCATAAAATTGTTGTCTACCTGATATACGTTTATAAATACGAGATTTTATAGCAAAATCTACAATATTACATTCTTGTATAGTGCGATATGAGGCAGATTCTGATCGTGCTAATGCTTTAGTAAAAAATAATGATTCAGGGCCTGTTATAGATGTTTCTGCTTTTTTATAAATAAAATAAGCATTTTTTTCTTCTTGCGTTATATCTCTTTGTTTAACATAATATCCTGAAAAATAACTAAATTCTACGCCTGAATCAGGATCGGATCCTGTATAAAATATTTGTTTATATACTCCAGATCCTGATAATCTTGATACATTATTTATTATTTCGTGTGCAAGCTGCCAGTCACCTTTTGGATGGTTCCCTTCTACTAAATTTTCATACGAATAATCTAAATATTCATAAATAGGAAAATTGTTATCACCTCTATCGTCAAATCCTGCAAACTTTCTTGCCTGTCTATCATCTTCTGATGCTAATCTTTCTAAAATTTTTACAGCATTTACATAGCTAGTATCAGTTCTTACTTGTTTTGCATTACCGTTAGTTGATGCTGGTGGTATAATATTATTATATCCTGAATAAGTAGCAAATCCGCTTTCAATACATTTTAAAGTTATAAGCATATCTTGTTCATCTGGTGAGCCAGCATTAATACTTATAACCTTAAATATAGCAGAGCCCAGTTTAAATATTCCGCTTGCATCAAATGCGGTTGCTAATGTACGACGTGTTTCTTGTGCTTGTTCAAATATATCATTTTGACCTGGGTAATCTTCATCACCTGTTCTAGGATCTTTTGTGTTTGCTATTGTTATTGTTATTTGTGTTCCTATATTTAAAAATTCGCCACCTGTCCAGCTATAATTTGCTGTAATTCCAACCGCTTGTGATATTTTATCACCATTTTCATTACGTTGATATACAAGTGTATTTATTGGTACAACACCATATATTCCAAAAGCATTTTGCGTACTAGGGCTATATGCTTGACTAAAACCATCAACTCTATTGTTACTAGGTTCAGGTTGTAACCTATATGGATTATTTAAACTATTACCGTAAAATGTAGGATCTTCATTACCACGGCCATAATTTTCATCGCTCCATGTTAATAATCCGGTGCTTTGATTATTATGGTAGAAGAATTTATTTTGTGTTACTAAATCTTCTAATGCAACTTGGCCAAAAGCTGATTTATCTGCATTAATTCGTGCAATACGTCCTGCACCTAATACTAATAAAAGTTGTACAAATTGCGATGATCCATAACTACGCACTGCACTCCACACTAATGATGACGCCGCACGTACTGCACCTTTAGGATTTATATCAGTATTGCAATAAATTAAATTTACTGGATCTCCATATTTTGCTAAATCCTGTTGACCATTAAAACCAAATCTAGGCGAAAATCGCTGTTCTCTTGTTTGTGCTTGACCTCCAATACCTTCAATAGGTGTGCCTTGCACTGGTGTGCCAACTGATACACCGCGAGGTGTATTAATTCTAGGCTTTGGTCTTAGTAATGTTGATGCAACTGTAAATATAAGCCCTACAACAGTTAAAACAATTGATACAGTGTCTGCTCGTATATCAAAAATCGTGCCAGCTTTTGAATCATTATATGCTGATTGTATGGCAATAAATTCTAAATATTCTTCTTTACTAATTCCTAATTGCTTAATTAAATTGTATTCGTAAGGTAGTAGTTTCCTCATCAGTTCATCCAGAAATAGTAGCCTATACCCATAGGCCATTGACTTCTTACTACATTACCGCTAGAAGCAAGAAAAAGCGCACCATCAGTTACGACTGTACCTAATGCTCCACCAGCATGACTTGGTAGCAATAATACTGCACCAACTTTAGGATTATCTAGTCTAATGCCATATTGTAAAAGCCATCGTGGTATTAATCGACGGCAAAAAGTATCCTCTGTGTATTTGTCATATACCCATTCAAATTGTTCTCTATAGTCGCTTAAACCCATACGATCGCGCATTTCGCATACAAGCTGAAAGCAATCAGTCATGCCCGTACCATCACCTGGTGCATAACCCCAGCCGTATTTTAATCCAATTAAATCGTTAGTATTAATTTTCATTGCAAAATTAATTGGGAATCTAACGGTAATATACCAGCTAATTCACGTGTTAATGTACGATTTGGAAAATTAGACGATACACTATCAATACTACTTCTAAATCTAAGCTCTAAAGTTGTTTCGCTAATAGAAGAACCAACACCAATAAAATATTCTGTTAAGGCTGTACCAGCATAGTTATTTTCAGCTGTTAACCATTGTGTTGTAAGCTCCATTACAGATAACCGATTACTATTACTGCTATATAATAATTGCACTGCAAAATCTACATTTGGAAATAATATTTGTAGTATGTTATTATCGCCGTTTAAAGCTGCAGTTGTTCCTTGCGCTTGGAATGGTGCAAAACTATATAATATGCCTTTATAATTTATAGTTTCGTTAGCAAAATAATTTTGATAATAATGCTGTTGGCCATTAAATGCAGTTAGTTTAAAAAATTGTGCAATACGAATATCAAGTGTCATTCATCATCACTCCTTGGATCACGAATTTCGCCAATTAATGATACCGTAATGCTTGATCGTCCTGGTCTTATTGATTGCACTTCTGGTGGACTTGCATATTCCCATCGTAAATTATGATCACTACCATTAATAAAATCTCCTAATAATTCTTCAATACCTAATGTGTTATCAATAAGAAATCTACGATTTGCTGCTGTTTCTGTATGATAATGAATAAGAATTGAAGCTGCAGTAGAATCAGCTACATTATCAAATGTCATATCTAAAGTTGCTTGGCTTGGTACATTACCAAATGTACGTTTTGTTACAACGCCTGATAAGGAACGGTAAGATCGTTGCGGATATATACCAGGCTTAAAGCTACGGCTAGTTGGTATAAAAGAAGGGAAGGCAGCCATTATCCTAAACCTATCCTACTACGAGTTGATGGTGACTGTTGTAGTTTATCTAATGTCATTGTCATGCCGCGTTTTGCACCAGCTTTTGTTGCTTCTGCTCTTGTTTGCATCATTGCTGCTTCTAGTTGTTCACGGCTAACATAATCAATATTACCAAATCGTGTGGTTTCAAAACTCATATTAAGTATTGGCACAGTATTATCATAATTATTATTACCATTAGCCATTACTTCACGTATATTTGCAGTTGGTCCTGCTGGAATAATTGTTCCTGTTGTACGTGGTACAAATAGTTCAGGGCCTCGCTCACCAACAAGTGATGGTCTACCAACTGGCGGAATACCACCATCGGCAAAGCTAAATAATTTATTGCCACCAATATTGATATCAAGGCCTCCAAGTAATGATTTAATACCAAATGATAAAAGCATCTTACCAATATCTTTTAATATATCAGATAAAGATTCTTGTAAAGTTTTAGTACCTGTTATGGCACCATCTATAGCACCGACAATACCAGTTGCGATACTAGATCCAATATCTTTTACTACGTTAGCAATTTTTTCTTTTTCGGCTAATAATGCTTTAGTAGCATTAATATCTTTTAATGTGTTTAACACACTAGTTTCTTCTAATCCAATAGTGCCGGCCATAATATCACGTAATTGCATTTTTAAGATTACTTCTGCCTCATTACCATTAAGACGCGCTTGTAAAATCGCAAGCTCATCTTCTAATGGTTGCATACGGTCTTGGCCTAATTTTGTTTGTTGTTCAATTTCTTTATCTAGTTGTTCTCTTCTCTTATTTTGTGCTTCTAAGGCTTCATTGTAATGCTCTTGTGCAATTTTATCAGCTTGTTGTCTAATTAAATTTATTTTATTTTCTAAATCAGCTCTTTTTTCATCAATTTTGAGCGCTACTTCAGCTCTTTCATCTTTTGGAAACTTAGCAAGTGTCTCAGATCGTTTTTTATTTATTAGTGCTAAATTTATTTCCAGGGCCCTTTCTTCAAGTTTAATCAAGCGATATTTATGCGCATATTCAATCATACGTTTTGCTTGCTCTTCATTTTCGCTACCTATAGCTTGGCCTAAATCTTTTTGCTTAAAAGTTTCTTGTCTTGCTTTATCAGATTGCAAGGCATCAAAAATTTTTTCATTAAGAAGATTATCTAAATTAGCTTTATTAGCTTTTAAAGGACGTTCTGGGAGTAAATCTGGAGTCGCAGGCGTAGGAGTTTGTGGTTTTTTTTGTATTTTTAAATCAGCTAAATATCTTTTTAAATTTGCACGCAATGTTGTAATTGCTTCGTTTTGTCTCATAATTCTGTCTAAGGTTGGATCATTTAATTGTGAAGCATCATTTATTTGATTTAAAACTTGCTCAATCCCAGTAAGTGCTGCCAATTGAGCTTCAATTCCACCTTTAGTTCCTCGCTGTGGATTACGACTGATCTCTGATAACAATTTTCCAGTAATATCTAACGCCTCAGATCTTGCGCCAGTTTTTATTGCAACCATAGCAGCAGTAGTTCTACGGGAGTAATCTCCTTTTAATCCAGCAGCGAATAAATTATTAATTTGATCAATGCCTTGTATTGCTAAATTTATTATATTTTTTATAGTCGGCGCAAGAATAGTGCCAATTCTTTTTGCTAACATTTCTATATTATCCGTTAATGTGCTAAATTTGCCATTTAATGTATCACTTTGAGCAATAGCGCCATTAGCATATTTGCCGCCTGCATTTGTTAGTCTTATTATTGCTACTTCAACAGCCTCTGCACTTATACGACCTTTACTTAATGCTTTTTGTAATTCTTCTCCTGATAATCCATACATCTTTTGCAATTCTTTTTGCAATGCAACTCCACGTTCTTGAAATTGCAATAGTTCCTCACCTTGCAATTTACCTTTAGCTTGTACTTGGCCATAAGCTGTAACCAACCCTTGTAATTCAGCTCCAGTAGCACCTGATATATCAGCTAATCGTTTTGTAGTTTCAACTACTTTATTACCTTCTACGCCAAATGCTTGTAATCGTTTAGCTGCTTCTATTAATTCTGTACTTGTAAAAGGCGTCACTGCGCCAAGTTGTTGCAATTCAGATATTATTTGCTTTGCTTTTGTTGCACTTCCTGTTAATACTTCTAAGCTACGTGTTTGGCTTTCAAGTTCAGCAGTTTTTGCAAAAACAAATTTAATTGCTTGCATTGCACCAAATGCAATAGCAATTTTGCTTACAGTAGCAAGCAACCCTTTTACAGCATTATCAGTTGCCTGCGCACCTTGTTGTACAGCTTTTAGTTGACCGACAGCATTACGACTATCAACATTAATGGCAACATTAGCGACGACTGACATGGCTTTTAGTGTCTTCTTTTCATTCTACGCTCTTGCTCTTCATTTTGCAGCTCGAAATATGCTGACCATATCAGCAATTCCTCTAGCGTTACCTCATGCTGCAACCGCACTAATGAATAACCTAATTCCTTTGCAACTCCAAGTTGCAATAATAATAAATTATCTTTTTTTAATTCAATCTTTAACGCTTTTCATATCGGT